TAGCCGTTGGCCTTGGCTTGGAGTTCAAGTTCATAGGCGCGCTGCGCTGCGTCCACCTCCTTGTTGGAGGCTTGCACGGCCTGCTCGGCGGCTTGCACACGGGCATCGAGCCACTGTGTGAGTGCGTCCATGGCATATTGCATAGACTCACTGATAGCGGCTTTCTTGTCGTCTGACAGCTCAAGGCCGAACACGTCGTAGATGTCCTGCGGCACGCTGGCCGAGGCTATCTCGTTTTCGATACGCTTGATGGTATCCTCGATGATTTTAACTTCAATGTCCGACATCTTCTGCGATGCGGTGGCGTTGAGTTCGAGCACCTTCTTGAGGCGAGCCTTCTCCTGTTCAAGACGGAACTTCGTCTTTTCGCGCTCCGACTTGTCAAGGGTGGCGAACTCAGCGGCAGCGGCTTTCTGCTGGAGGTCGAACTCGGCGAGCAGGAAGTCCTGACGTGTCTGCAATGCTTCGTTGTCATATTTGGCGTTGATGAGGGCTTCGTCTTTGCGTTTGTCCTCGGCGAGCTGGCGGTTGGCGGCGAGTTCCTGCTGACGCTGGTTCTCGATGAGCTGCAGACGTAGATCGAGCTGCTTCTTCGTGCCCTCGGCTGTCATGTCAATCTGCATCTGGAGGTTCTCGGCTTCCTTGCTCAGCATTTCAGCGTTGTACTGGTCCTCAAGCTCCTGGCTTTTCTTTTTGTATTCGTTTTGGATAAGAAGCAGCTGGGATTCCATGTCCATTCTCTGCTGCTTGGTGAGGTCGGTCTCCTGCTTTAGACGGTTGTGCAAGTCTTCCAGACGGCGGGTGTATTCGGTGTCGAGCAGCGTGCGCTGTTTTTCAATGCCCTCTGTCATGAGGTTGTTGCGTATGTCCTCGGTCTCGCGTGTCGTGGCAAGCTCGGCTGCTGCCTGTTGTTTGTCGATGGCGGAGAGCTGCTGTGTGAGGTTCTTACGAATGTCGATGATGGTTGCGTTCAGAGCCTTCCTCTGCGCTTCTGTGAGGTCTTTCTCGTTGTCGAGTCTGTATCGTATGTCCTCAATCTCACGCTCGGCAGCGGCCTTGCTTTGCGCCCTCTGGCGGTCGTAGCCGTTGCTGATGAGTTTCAGTCTCTCGTCTTCCGACTTGCGGAGTATCTGAGTCAGAGTGAGGCCAGCCTGGCGGGCGTCGTTGATCTCTTGGATTGTGATGTCCTGGATGAGTTTTCTTTCGTCGGCCTTGGCCTTGGTGACCGCATCGGTAGCCTCCTGATATTTCTGCGAAACCTCTTTGAATTGCTCCTCTTGCTCCTTGGATAATTTGCCCTCATCTTCGACAATACGTAGATATTCGTTGTACATTGCGCCGTACTGGTCGCGCATGGCCTCGGCAGCCTCTACGGCTGTGGCGGCTTGTTTGCGACGCATGGCGTTGACTTCTGCGGTGCTCTTGCCTTCGGCTTGCGCTTTCTTGATTGCGAAGTCCATCGCCTCGTTGTAGACGTTCAATGCCAATGTGAGGTTGGTGATGGCTTTCTCCTGTTCAACGGTGTTCGCCTTCGCCTCCTTTGAGCCTTGCGAGAACGCCACCAGCGCGCCCACTACGGTGAGCAATGCTGTGGCGAGTAACACATAAGGGTTGGCGTTGGCGACGGCGTTGAAAGCCTTCTGAGCCACTGTGGCGGCGATTGTTTCCTTTGTCGCCAACTGCTCCGCCTTGGCTTTGGCGAGGGTCTGAATCCTGCCAATGCCGAGCATGAGGTTCGATTGGTGCTGAAGCTGTGCCTGGATGGCTGTCAAGCCGTTGGTGATGGCGATGGCGGCTTGGAGCTTCTTCTGTGCCTCTTGCACGTCCTCGCTCTCACCTCCGAACAATGACATCGCGCCTGTGACGGCGGCGAAACCGCCTGACGCGGCGGCTGTGGCACCGAGTACGCTATTGAGCGTCGATGTGTCGCTTGCCATGTTCACGACTTCGGCCTGTGCGTCTTTGAACGCGTCTTTGAGCACTGCGGCCTGACGTGCGACGTTCTGATATTCCTCGCTGTCCTGCTTGCCTTCCATACGGAGCTGCACCAGCTCTTGTGTCAAGTCCATGATCTGAGCACGCAGCCCCTTGGTGGCGGCTTCATAATTACCGACATTGAGCGTGGTCTTGCCAGTGGCAGCCTGCAATTCCTTCATGCGCTCGTAGATCTCGGCGGTCTCTTTCTCCAGCTGCTTCCCCTCTTCGGTTAGACTGCGTTCCTCGGCCGTCATGGCGTTGAGAGCAATCTTGTTCAGCGAGTATTGAGCCGACAGGCGGTCGTATGAGCCTTCCTCGCTGTCGATGAGACGTGCGCGGAGCTTGGCGATGTTATTCGCCTCGCGTGTGGCGGTCTTGATGCGCTGGAGTTCCACGTTAATCTCCGCTTCGGCTTTGTTGCGGGCTTGTAACGCCTTGGTGAGCTCGTCGGTATCGGCAGCGGCCTGACGTATGGTCTTGCGCCCCTGTTCGGTGGCACCCGACACTCCCTCAAGCGATGCCTTCACTGCGACGGCATTCTTGCGGATGTTCTCGTACACGTTCATGTAGCTGTCCGAGAGGTCGTCGAGCTGCTTGATGAGTTTCGAGATACTGTCATCGGGCTGTATAAGGTCGCTATATTTTATCGGGTTGTCGGTGTTCATTGCTTCTTATTTTTTGCGTTTTTCTGTTTTTGCATGTCCTTGATGAATTCAAAGGCGTTGTAGTATTCGAGCACTGTCATGTCCTTGGCATTGGCGTTGAGCTCCTTGCTGATGAGCAGACACATGTTTTCAAACTGCTTGTCATATTGCACCTCCGCGCTTCCCTTGCCGCTGAAGGTCATAGGCTTGGCGAATGTCAGAAGACGTGTCGTCAGTTTCTCTATCTCCGCATCGTACTGGTCGGTGTCGTTGATGATCTTGTCACATTGCAGGATAGCGCGGCGGCGCATCAGGTCGTGGTACTCCTTTGTCTTCGGGTCATCCTGCGTGCTTGGAAAATAGACAGCCAGGTCTTCTTCGATTTTTTTTTTGACCGCCTCGTTCTGGGCGGTTATCTCTTTGTCTGTGGCATCCTTCAGCATCTCCACCACCTTCGACAGTCCCTCCGTCGTGAGGTCATCATATCTCACGCCGTCGATGCTCTCCACCAGTGCGGCGAAGGCGAGGTGACGCGGTGCGACGCCCGATTGCACGAGATAGATGTTCTGACGCAGGTTGTCGATCTCCTTGATGGCGCTCTCCTTGTCGTCGGTGGTGATGAAGCGGATCACACGTTCGGCGTGGGAGTCCCAGTCGTTGAGGTCTGAGCCTATGCCAGCGTCGACGAGAATCATCTTGTTGTATGCGTGGAAACGCAGCACCGGCAATGTGTCGATGCTGTCGTAGAGTTCCACGGTGTGTCGGCCTATCTGTACGGTTCTCATAGCAGCCTCCTCGTGATGCAGGTTGAGACGAAAGGTACTATCAGCGTGCGGCTGTCGCCTGTGATGCAGAGCAGCACGGCTGTGAGGAGCCATGCCGTCCACCATGACAGGCAGAAGTCGCAGTTGAACATCTTGTTGAAGAAGGCGTTGGAATGGACTGCGAGCCATTCGACGACACGCCACTTGTGAGTGAGCGTAAGCAGCCATGCCGCCACGCCCGATACGATGATGATATAGCCAATAAGTTGTGTCATGTTGTCTGTGTTTTTGTGGTATGTGTGCAAGTCTTGGTTACCCATATCTCGCCCTCGAGGCGTATGCCACCATAAGGCTGCATCAGGAACTGGTTGTCCACCTCATCGAGTGAGAAGCCCCGGTAGATGTTCTCTGCCAGTTCGTACACGCGGTTGATGACGAAGCCGCCATGCTTGAGCGCCATGCTGTTCAAAGCGTCGAGGATGTCGGCCTTGACCTGCTCTCGGTTGCGGTTCGTGCCGTTGTAGACCTTGCGGAAATCATACCAGAATATAACCGAGAAGTCGGTGCGGATGCCTACCGAGACGTAGCGATCCCATGTGATCTGCTGCGGGTCGTCAACCCAGAAAAATGAGAAATTCCCGACGTTGCTGTCTGGCAGCAGCTCGGTGTATTCGTTGCCGTGGATATATACGCAAGGCGTATAGATGCGTTTGCCTGTGGCACTGAGCTTGACGGTGCGCTCGGCGCGTCCGAATGCCTTGTCAAGCCATCCGAGCGATGCCTTGAGCTGTGCGCTCATCTCCTCGAACACCTTGTCGAAGAGCTCCGGCGACTGGCCTGTCATGAGATAGTTACGTTGTTTAGCCATATATGGTTTCCTTTGCTTTGCTTAATAGTTCGGGATAGATGTACTTGTGGATAAGCTCGTTGAGGTTCTCTCGTGTCAGTCCGAGGATCTCACGTCCGTACTTGCGTATGAGTTTCTCGGTCTTCCAGTCATGAGCCTTGACGACAAACTGCGTGTCGGTGGCCTCGACGTAGAATGACTCGTGGAAGTCGCCTGTGTCACGCAGCGTCACGCGGTCGGTGGGCTGACCTTTGATGGTCTTCACCTCGATGGTGTAAGGCATGTAGGGCATGTAATCCATAATCGGCACGCCGTAGGTGTTGACACCACTTTGATACAGCTGCCCCTCCGCGTTCATGTCGCAGATGATGGCCTCGTTGTCCATAATGATGCCACGCAGCCATGCGCCGCTGTCAAGGCCGTTTTTAAGGCCTATGACGCGCTCGCGCAAGTCGGTTATGGATTTCATACCTGCCATTGTAAAATCGTCTTAAAATACGGTTCTGTACTTCACTCCGTGGTTGTTGCACTGCAGGCACAGCCTATCAAGGTTGCGTGTGTCGAGCGAGAGAGCCTGATAGGCCTTCTCGAGGTCATAGCCCATGCCGTTGCGGCGTGTCTGCACGTTGCCGTCCAGCTCGTAGAGCAGGTCGTTGCGGGTGACGTTGCTCTGGTTGCGGTTGACGCGGACATTCGGGTTCATGGCCAGCGTACGCAGAGCGTCGTAGGCCACCTGACGCTGGAGGACGGTGGCGAAGATCTGACGCTGTGAGATGATGAAGTCCGTGAGGTCGCATGCCACGGTGACCTCGCAGTTCAAACCCCAGTTGATAGTGTTGGTGTAGTTCGTGTCTGCGATGTCCCACAGCTGCGGGTTGATCTTGAAGCCTTGCGGTGCCTGGTGGCAACAGGGCGACACCTGCATGTACTTCGTTATCTCGCGCCACGTCTCGATGCTTCCAAGGTTGCAAGTGCCACATGGCTCGCGGCTCCAGTCCTTCGACACGTTGATGGCCTCCATGCCGAATGGGAGGTCGTTCTGGTTGTAGCATAAGAACCACATGCCGCCAGCGTTATTGTCAGCACTGATGAAAGGAAGGTAGCAGTCCTCGAGGTCGAACCAGTGGAACATGCCGTTGGTGGCGTCCACGTAGAAGTCCCAGAACTTGATTGGAGCAGGCTGCGACGAGTGGAAGAGATAGAGACGCACGAAGCCTGCGCCGCCGTACATCTGGAATCCCACCTTCTCGATCTTCATGGTGACACCCATAGAGCGCACCGGCGTAATCTCGAAGCCGACGAGCTTCCCGCTGTTCTGCAGTGTGGCTTGGAGACGTCCCGCGCCGTCGAAGAAGGTGCGACGCTCCAGCAGGTTGCGTGTCTCCTCGGTGAGCTGCTTCATCTGAATGAAGGTCTGCACCGTCTTGGCGATGCCGCCTTCCACCATAGTGTCAAGGAAATCGTTGAGAGGATTGTAGGCCTGCCACCACTCGTTGCCGAAGTCCGACGAGAAGTCGCCGTTGAAGTCGCTGGCGGCGGGTTCGTTGCCCGTGTTGTCGCCTTTGCGTGACTTCCAGACATAGCCGCCGTGGGACACCTTCGCACCTTTGATCCAGGTGGTGGTGCTGTCCCATGCCGGGTACTGGGCGTCAAACTCGTCAGGAATGATGGATGCCATATTGTCGACAGTCATCATCGGGTGTGCGTCCTGGAAATATAATCCGCTCTCGGAGCGTGTGAGCGTTCCGTCGAGGTACTGGGTGGGATTGTAGGCCTGCCGCCATCCTACGACATGACGCATCGCGTTTTGTATTTCTTTAATTCTCACCATTTTCGTTCTGATATTAAGTAGGGGTGCAGGGCGAGCCCCACACCCCCGACATTGACACTATTGGCATTAATCAGTGTTATTCCTCTGCCGGCTGGAAGTCAGCGGCGTTGGTTACATAGACCGGCATGCCGAGCGGCACGTTGGCGCCACGGGCTGCGATTTCGGCCTTGATGATCGGGTTGGCGACGGTTGACGGGTTGCTGTTGTAGGCAACGATGAAGGCAGCGTCGACAGAGAATCCGAAGTATTCCTTGACGTTGCAAGTCATGTCGGCTGAAGCGTCACCAGCGATGCTTGACTGGTCACCAACGGCGGTGTAGTAGTGGTAGCCCACCTCTGTGCCGATATAAGGCAGCATGGTGACGCCCCACTCGTGGAAGTTGGCGCGGGTGTTACGCAATGCCTCGCGGTCGACACGTGTCAAGAGACCGACGTTACCGTCAGCGACAGCGAAGAATGTGCCGTTCATACCTGACTCGTCGACGACGTTGTTGGTGAAGTGGAACACCTTGCCGTCGTATTCGAGCTGCTTGTTCACGTCGTTATACAAGCCGTGTTGTGCGAGCTTACGCATGAGCGAGTCGACACCGGCGTTGCCGATGATGTGGATCTGCTCTGGGTATGCGTTGGCGCGCATGATAGGGTTGATGTCGCCGAGGACCTCGGTGGCCATCTGCTCAGGCACCTCCATGACATTGCTCGAGATGGTGTAGTTGAGCGGGTTGGTGAAGACCTGAGTCTTCTGGGCTGCGAGAGCTGTAACGGCTGCGCTGTCGAGAGCGCCTGCCAATGCACGGCTCACCTTCTCCATCTTACGTGCGAAGTCGTGGTCGTAGCTGATTTCGTTGTTCATGTAGAGCGACGGAACCATGGTGAAACCGACGGCGTAGGTAGCGAACACCACGGTGTAGAGCGCTGAGGTGTTCTCGTCGTCGCTGATGGCGCATGAGCGCACGTTGGCGACAGTGACGTCACCGTCGTAGTTAATCACCGGGATCTGCACGGTGTTGCCCATAGAGGCGAAAGCACGCTCGCGCAGGAATGGTGAGATGATTGAGTTCGGAGCGTCGGTCTGGCTGATGAAGAAGTCCATAGCGCCGTACTCCAATGGGCGTGTCATGTTCTTGTCGAAGTCTGGGTTATTGATACGCCAATTCTGTAATCTGGTTGCAACTAATGACATAGTGATTGATATTTTAAGTTGTTAGTGAATGGCGGCGGTTTACCCTTGACACGCTGCTGTTAATTGTCTCTTTATTGCATCGGCAATGCTTTGACGTTGTTGTCTTTCCAAGCCTTGTCAAATGCCTCTGTGTAGGCTCTTGTGCCGTAGGCGATGCCTTGCGACATGAGAGTCGCTTTGATTGCTTCTGAAGCCTCGGCCTGTGTCCTGGCTCCGCTGATGGATACCGATGTCACATTGCCGTTGGCATCCGTCTGCACCGTGGCAGGGTGCTGTGGACTCGTGCCTGTGCCCTGCTGCTGGCGTCCCTTGTCGAGGATGTCGAGTGTGTCAAGCTGCTGCATGAACATCTCTCCCACCGTGTAAGGGTTGAGCTGGTTCTGAGCGTTGCGCTTGACGGCGCCGTTCTCATCCATGAAGGCGAGAACCTTGCCGCCATTGCCATCGTCGATGTACTGCGGCTTCATGGCCTTGACGGCGTTCACAGCCTGATCCACGAGGACACGTGTCACGTTGTCGGTGAGACCTGCCTTGAACTTCAAGCCGGCCTTGACGGCGTTGAGCTCGTTGTCGACTTGCATGCCCAGCAGCTCGGTGGCGTGACGCTGTTCCTGCTCCTGATACTTGGTGTTCAGGGCATTGTAGTCGTTTGTCACGCTGGCGAGGTCGGCCTTGGCCTGCTTGAGCTGTTTCGCTGTCTCGCCATCCGCACCGCCCTTGGCGATGACCTCGTTGAGACGAGTTATCTCCCTGGTGTTGGCGTCGATGGTCTTCTGCAGATTCGCTGCCTCGTCAGCTTTGGCCTTGAGGTCTCCGATGACGCGCTTGGCGTAGTTGTAGGTTTTCTCGGTGCCGTCCTTGGCGATGCCGGAGGTGGTCAGGATGTCGTTATCCAAACCGCCGTAAATCTCGCCTATCTTGGTGGCGATGACGTTATCCTCGTCGTTCCTCGAGAGTGTGACGATAGCCGATTTCTGCGCGTCGGTCAATGTGGCGAGCACGGCGTTCTGATCAAGAATTTCATTTGTTAGTGCCATAGTGTTTCCCTTTCTTTTATGGTTTTACTTTTTCTTTAATGATGACTGTTTCTTGTCGTCTGCCGGTGCCCATCCCTCGGCGCGTAGTTTCGCCATGATTTTCTCGGTCATGGCGGCTTCCTTGGCTTCGTCTTCTTCTCTCTGACGTTTCTCGGCGGCTTCTTTGGCTGCCTTGGTGCGTGCCGCCTTATCGGCTGCCACACGCTCAGCGTTGGCCTTGAGCCACTCTGTCGGGTTGTGCAACACCTCTACGGTGTAGCCTTGCTGGCGGAGGTTGTGGAGCATGCCGTTCTCAAACTCCTTCTTACCGAAGATCTGAATTCTTGGCGTGCTGAGTCTCTTGCCAGTGTTTGAATCGAATTTCACCTGTTCGATGCGGCAGTGGTAGCGAGCCTCCTCACCTTTCGGGCAGTCGAAGTTGTCTGCCGTGAGGTCGAGGATGCTGACCATGGTGCCGTCTTTAGTCCTGATTTGCTGCATAACTTAATAGTGTTTGTTTGATTTGGCTTATTTTCTTATCATACGAAAGTGCCGAGCCAAATTCCAGCACATTCATATTCTCTCTCTCGAAGCGGCGCACCCACTCTGGGAAGTTGACCTTCAGACGCAGTGTCTGCGCGTCTATGAGGCCTTCCTTGAAGAGGTTTGTCGCTTCGTTGGTGGTCAAGTGGTGTAACGGCTCCAGCTCGAACAGCAGCATCATGCGGCGCATCTGCTGGGGGTCGTTGTGATACTCTGTCTCAATGATCTGGCGCTGCATGGCGTCAAGCTCCGTCTCCGACGCTCCAGCATCTTTTGCGGCCTTGTATTCCTCGCGCAGCTGTGCTGTGGTGGCGAGGTAGAACTTGGTACCGTAGTTGATTGACGCGCTGATGAAGTCGGTGTCATAACGCAGGAGGCAGCATGTGCTGTCAACGAACTGCTGAGCCTCTTCGAAGCCGCGTTTGACACGGTTCAGCACCGTGGTCTGCGACTCGAAGTTGGCCATTATCTGCTGCTCGTTGAGCGCCTCACGCTGTGTTATCTCCTCCTCCTGTCCCACTACCGCCGTGATGATCTCGGAACGCAGACGACGCTCCTCACCGACGTTGTATTCGAGTGAGTTGCGATCCACGGTGAGCATCTGCACTGGGTTTCTGAGGTCAGGCTGTTCCTTGCCGTCCGGGACGGGGATCTCCACGAAGGAGCCAGGGCCGATGGTGCGTTTATCGCCACACTTAGGACAGCGCAGCAACATGCCGCTGGCATCGTACTGGTAGAAGCCCTCTCTGTTTTTGAGATAGCCTCCGTCGCAGTAGTCGCCGTTCTCGGCATTGCTGAAATCACACGCCTGCTCGTAGCCGCTATAAATCGGATAAGCCCCCGAGAGGTCGAGCTGACGCTTGCTGAGGTGGTAGAACAGGAACCAGTCCAAGGAGTCGAGTTCCTTGGTCAGCGGCGAGCGTTTGACATCGGGGTCTTCCAATGACAGAGGCTCGTTCCAGAAGAAGCGTGCCGGACAATAGCCGAGGTTGTGCGGGTGCTCCGAGAGCAGCTCGCCGACGTGGCCGTCCTTCGTCTCCTTGAAGGTGCGATATGATGCGCTGTCGATGACAGCGATACGTCCGCCGTCCTGGTGGAAGATGATGTAGTCCATCACGCCAGTGTCACGGTCGGCCTTGTAGGCTATGACCGAGCCGATAGGCAGCCAGTAGAAATACGGTTCAGGACGTTCCGTGGTCTGCTCCTCTGGGAGGTCGCATATCAGTACCGAGTTGATGTCGGTCTGAAAGAACTCCCATCCTTTTGTGCTCCACACCGAAGGCTCGTTGAGCTTGGTGGTGCGGTACTCTTCCCAGTCGTCGGCGAGCTCTGGTGCGGTGAACTGATACGAGAACACGGGATTGCGCCCGTCGAAGATGCGTGAGAGCTTGTCGAAGCACACCGACGTGATCTCGTTGGTCTTGACAGGCCAGCGGAACATCGCCAGGAAGGTCTTGTATTTGTCATGCGGCAGGATATTCTTCACGAAGGCGAGGAAATCCGTCGTAGGCTGGTACAAATACGACGAGAGCCGCATCTGCGCGTGGAAACGGATGCGGTACTGATGAAACTCGGCGCGCTTGATTGTCTCGCGGCGGGCACCCTCAGTGATGATCTTATTTACCCTCTCGGCGGTTAAGACTTCCATTTTTGAACTCGTATTTGCTGTCTTTAGGCAATTGCCATCCTCCGTTGTTTGTCATGCCAAGCAGTCGCTCGGCGTGGCTGAACTCGAAGTCCTGCGACATGTTGTGCTCAGGTACGACGAGCGTTACTGTTGTTGTCTTGGCATTCATGGCTGTTG